TGATTGAACATCATTTTTATATAGATTATATACTTGTGCCAGATAAGGTATTAATGTACGAACAATGGTAGGAGACAACTGATTTAAATTTAATTGTGTGAAGCAAGGACATCCATTATAATCAATATACTCTTGATAATCTTCATGCTTTTCAAATAAATCTAAAAGTTTTTTACAAGAAGCACCAGGAATTATATTATCGTATACTTTAACCATATGAATATTCTTCTTTTGCAATATCATCTAACTTTTGCATTACTTCTTCTGTGAAGTACTTTTCTGGATTTTTATATATTTCTTTTGCATATACTTTTTTCCCATCCATTTCATATCTACCCGCAACATTCTTCCAGAGACCGCCTTTCTCTCCTAAGTCTAAAAGACCATAGTATTTGTCAAGTCCTCTGTCATCATAATATAATCGGATTTCAACTTCTTTGTTCTCTTTACTTAAACGTGACTTATGAGTCTTTGCCTTGATAATGTTTCCAATGACATCTTTTCCGTCTTTTTCTTTCTTCTTGGTAAGATAGATGATTGTAGATGCAGCATACTTGAGACCGCTGCCTCCTCCCATTTCTTTAGTTGGGACGTAAGATCCGATAACGTCATAGGTGTGATTAGTAACAATAAGTGGAATGTTTGTTTGACCAAGTTTAAGTGTAAGCATTCTAAATGCTCCTTTAACAAGTTGAGATTTGGTCATATCTCGAACTTGTTTATCATTTAGGGCATCCGTGATTTCTTTCTCTGTAGAAAGCATACCTAAAGAATCTAATACAAACATACATGGTTTGCGATTCTCTTCATCTGTCTTTAAATATATATCTACTGCCTTTAGTGCCTTACCACGAAATTCTTCGATTGTTACAACATTTACAACAACTAATCGTGTTAAGTCAACCCCACGAGACTCAAGTAGTCCTTTGTTGACAGCAGCCTCGGTGTCAAAATAAAGGCAGTAACCATCAGGGTTATTATCCAAAAAGTTCTTGACAACAGCCAAGGAAAAATAAGTCTTTCCAGTAGAACTTTCACCAGCGATGGCAGTAATCTTATTACTAGAAACACCACCATAAATGGAACCGCTAACAAGCGAATTAAAGATATAACTTCCTGTATCAATGAATCTTTCTGTTTCATCTATATCTTGTGCTACTTTAGTAAAATCGTCACCAATCTCTTTTACTATTTCTTTCAAGAAATCCATTCTTTACCCTCTTTACGATGATGTACTTCAACATAGGATTGACACTTCGGACAAGATAAATTTGTTACGAAATCATATGCATGATCTTCGCCATAAAACTCTTCTTCTAAATCGTGGTCTCCACCCCAGATGAGTTCAGTACCACAGTGCCAACAATCCATTTTATTTTTATTATACTATTTTTATTTCAATTCGTCAAGGTCAACCGCCATCCATATCGCAACCTATTTTACTACCAACAACAGCACCTAATGGAATTGCCCACCAACGTCCATCTCCTCTAGACATGGCTGCTCCTGCACCACCACCTAGTAATGCACCTGCAATCTTTCCATCTGTACAATCATTATTATCAACTTTTTCTTTAACTACATTTTTTTCCTTCTCACAAGGAACTTCAATATACTCGTTTGATGATGTAACATAACCAGGATTTTCTTTAGTTCCTGGTACATACTCTTCCTTATATACACTTTTCCAACAAGTTTGACTTGTTGTTTCCCATTTAATAACATCACTAGCAAATACTGGTGATATAAAACTTAAAGCAAGTGCTGAAGTAATTAATTTTTTCATATTGTAATACCTTTGTCTCGTAGGATTTTTTTATAAGGTCCGTCAGGATTATTATCTCTGACATCTTTTACTTCTTTCAATAGATGATACAATCTTGCATCCCCTCCAAGAGAAAGAGCATTTACGATTGTTTCTAAATCGTTATCATTAATAGGTAATTCCATTAGGAAAAAAATAGTTCTAAGTTTACAGTTTTTTCAACATTCCACCCGATTGCATCAAGGATTGCTTTGAGTGGTTCAACAAAACTTTTATCGAATTGTAAATCGTAATCAACATACTTCTCAAGTCCAAGTTCTCTAGGGAAGTCTTGAATGAATGATATTACATTCTCTTGAATAATATTTGGTTTTTTCAAATAGAGAAATTTTACCTTCTCTCCATTACCGATGAGTGAATATTTATTGTCCAACTTTTTCGCTTTCACATAATGATTAAACAATAATGCACCCCGTATATGTATAGGAGTTCCTTTTTCATAAATTGTAGAATGTGCTTTATACTTCTGTACATTCGATGCAGTGCGAGGAAAGGCAATCTCTTCTGGTGGTAATTTTTTGAATTGTTTTCGAGACTCATCAATAAAATCTATCACATCTTCTTCTGTTCCATTCATCATCAACTTCAATGCATTCTTGATAAGTAAGCGACAAGGTGCAGGAGTTGATGACTTCACTGCTTCAATACCCATCATCTTAAGATTGGGTTCTTCATATCGTACACCTTCACTATCCCATACATTTAAAATGTATCTTTTCTTTGCTGTCCAGATACCACGTTCTGCGATGTTCTCACGTTTCATAAACATCTTTTGATCATAAGCATTTACGTACTTCGCCAACGTTTCATAAGAACTCTCAATATACTTTTCAAATTCCACCTCACAGATCTTATTAAGGAACGACACAATGCTTTCAGTAGTCTTCTCTCTCCCTTTGTATATGACCTCCACCAAAGGACCAAGGTTAAGGTAGATAGAATCAGTATCACTAGCAATGACATAATCAACATCCTCCGTTTTTAGTATTTTGTTAATAAAGGCATTCATTTTGTTTTCAATCCATCTGATTGATACCTGTCCAGATAGAGTGATGGCCTCTGCGTTCGCAAGTTTGTAATAACGAAAGTATTGATTACCAATAGCACCATAAGCAGAGTTAAGTTGGATCTTCCGTGCCATTTGGATATTGTTGCACCTGGCGATCTCCTTTTCCAACTGTTTTGTTTTTGTTTTTTCATACTGTTGCTTTGCCTCCAACATTTTCTTTTTGTATACGGTTCGATCTTCATAGATCTTTTCCATTAGTTCTGGTAAGAAACCACGAACATCTTTACGATACATAGCACCATTCGCACACACAGCATTATCCTTATACATTTCAAATGTTACTTCTTCAGAAAGTATTTTATCAACTGTAACCGTTGGATGTCTTGCGTCAACAAGGGTTTCGGGGGAAATATTATATTGCATAATAAGGTGAGGGTACAGACTGTTGAGGTCAAAAGACACCACCCAATCATACTTTCCAGGTATCGGTTCTTTAACATAAGCACCTGCGTATTTTTCAGTTTTATCAGATCTCTCCTTTGGAGGAATCACAATATTCCTCTTCTTGAGATAGTTGTAGATAATTGTATCCCACATACGAACCTGTGAGAATACATCAGCATAGTTTGCCTTAGCGTCGTAAGCCATAACGATTGCTAATTCAATCAACTTCATTCTGTCTTCCAGACGGTCAACAAGTTCAACGTCAATAATATTATATTCTACAAACTTCTGCCATCCTTGAGTATAGAAGTCTTTAAATGTATCAAACTCAGAGTGATCTAATTTCTTTTGTCCAAGTTCAACATTTGCAATATGATCCAAGCGATATGATTCTTGTGCTTTGTAAGTAAACTTCTTATACAAATTAAGATAATCAAGTTGAGTTACACCACCAACATCATATGTAATATGCTTACGACCTGCAATCCAGATTTCATCTTCAGTCACCAATCCCCAAGGAGAAAATCTTTTCTTTAACTTCTCACCAAGAACACGATCAAGTCTACGAGTTAAATATGGTATATCATACAACTCTATGTTCCAACCAGTAACAACTTCTGGTGTATTATCCTCTATCATCCACCAGTTTATAAAGTCATTCAACAACTCATATTCACTATTGAAACCTCTGTATATGACATTCTCTTGCTTATTATCAAATCCACCCTGACCCCAAGTACGAATCTGTTTTGTATTATAATCTTGTATTGATATGAGTAGTATTTCTTCCGCAGCAGATTCTACATCAGGGAAACCATTCTCAGACTTCACCTCAATATCTATTGTCGTGATCTTGATCTTACTTACATCAAACTTTATCTCTTCTTCTGGATACTTCTCAGAAATATATTGATAGATATATCTATCATTACCATAGATCTTAAAATTCTCAACCTCACTATACTTTCGTATAAATTCACGACATTCTCTAACGGTGCCTGGATCTACTGATTCTACATAATCACCTTCTAATGTCTTGTATTTTGTTTTTCTTTTAGAGGGAACAAAAAGGGTTGGATAAAACTTCTCACGGGTCATAAAGTGTTTACCATCTTCATAACCACGAACCAAGAAGTTGTCTCCAACCATCTGAACGTTTGTATAAAATCTCATTACTTAGTCAATTCAAGATATCTGTCGATAACTGCTTTTGTAGGATCTGCGATTGTAAGGATACTATCAGATCTAATCATAAGTTCTGTTTGATCTGTTGCCTTTGGCCAAGGTTTCATATTATCAATACTTTCAAATAAGTAGGGTTTTATGAGTTTACAATCAGGTTCACCTATGTCTGCACCGACTTCTTCAACTTGACTAATAATAACATTGTCTACATCTAAAAGCAAACACTTAATTACTTTATTCATCTATTTTTTCCTCGTA